GCGAGCACGATAAGATCCAGGTCATCCTGAGTCGGGAAGCGTTCAATGTAGTAAATGACATTAGCAGTTAAAGTTGTTGACACACTCAATCCAGTAAAGAAAGAGCCGACAATGTCAGTTTCTGCCCAATAAACAGCCGGAGCGACTGCTGTACCGAAGGTGGCGGGAACACCAACCTGTCGGATTGAGACAGGGGAGTAGACTGTAGGGTCGAGCTGTGTCGTCTGATAGATCACAGGCTCAACATACGATAACCCTTGGGCGGGTATATCCGTCGTATTAAACGGCGCAACGTTGTACGATCCTTCAGCGGCTTTCCAGGCTTTTGTGCCAGCGAAAAGCTGAGCTGCTGCTATGGTCGCAGGCGGCTCAGGGATGTACAGGGCTGTCATTGCACCAGTATAATTTACGGTATCTGCTCCTGTTGTATTTTCAATATTTACGGTCGTACCATCATCATTCTGAGGGACCGGCGTACGATACACAGTAACCAAACCTTGACGGTTGAGATCACTGGTCGTATTAGATATTTCCATTGCCATAGCAACTATTCGACTATTACCTGCGAGATAGTTGCCAGGGATCACATTGGCTTGATTCGTAACTGTGGTGGAAGGCACAAGAGTTGTCATGTGCAACGCAGTCCCACCAACAGCCGAAACCACTTGAACACCACCCAAAGAAATGACAGGGGTGGGGTTAGCCTGATGGATAAGATTGCCTCCGAGCGCTGTCCCGGGAACAATAGACAATGGGGCTGCCCAGGGGAGCAGCACGACATTACAATCCCAAACTCCTGTTGTTATACCCACTGGACAGGAGATTGGATACGACGCCTTAACGACTTGCACACAAGATGCCGACGCGGTAGTATCAACATACCCGACAGCTCTCTCTTGTATGTCGTGAAAGGGGTCTAGCGCTTGGATCAACCAGGTTGCGCCATCCTGTGTCAGCCCAGCCTTACCGGCCTGCCGACGAAGAACATTCTCACGACGAGGCTCAGTTCGACTAGCCATTCGTGGAGAGCAGTGCAATAACGATATTTGACTTCCGGTTCTTTAAACTCGGTAACAATATAGAGATTAGGATTAGTAGGATGCGGAATCTGTGATCGTATTAGCGAAAATTTGTACGCGTTCAAGCTCACTAAAGCTGCGCACGCCCGGGCTTGACTCCGAGGTTTCCAATCCGCCATACAATTTCTCCAGTTCCCTATCACTCATCAATATGTTTGCTATTTCAGCATAAGTCATCATTCCGCCTTTCGGCATCATCACACTACCACCCAACTGAGTCGCGTGTCTCACCCAAATAAAATTTATGTACGACCAAATTGCTTCCCTGGTTTTTAGATTAGGCCAGGATTCTATCCGTAGCGCATACGCGCGAAGCAAGCTCCAACGAACATCTTGATTACTGTTAGCATGTAACAGACTATCCATAGTTTTTTCATATTCG